ACTAATAACAAAACTGCTCGGAAAAGGCGCACAGGACACGATAGAAGCCGTTTCTAATGTTGTGGATAGGTATGTATCCACTCCCGAAGAGAAAGAGGCTGTAAGAGCCTCTATTGAAGCCGAGATAAGTTCAAGGTGGAAAGCTGATATGGGGAGTGATAGTTGGCTCTCTAAAAATGTACGACCATTAACCCTAATTGTAGTGGTAGCCTTTCTGGTTATTATGACCTTCTTTGATGGTCTTGGTTGGGTAGAAGTTGATAGTGCTTGGATACAACTATGGAATATGTTAAGTGTAACGGTTGTAGGAGGTTACTTTGCAGTACGCTCTTTAGATAAAAGAGGTAAGGTTAAGTAATTTAGAATCATTCTAAATAGCCTATGCTCTTAAGATTGCTTGTGTTCACAAGTGGTTAATAAAAGAAAGTGTTTTAAGTTGAAAGTTATTTTTTTTTATTTGAACTTTGTATATAGATATATAGAGAGGCGGAGGCTTGTAAGCCTCTCTTCTTATAGAGTTATATAGAGATATATAGATAGATAAAGAGAGACTTATAGTCTCTCTTTTTTTTATATCTATCTATATCTATTTATATCTATGTTAAAGTTGTGTAATAAATGCAATGAAGAGAAGTCTATTGAAGACTTCCATTACAACCCTAATACTAAAGATGGTAGACAAGGTCATTGTAAATCCTGTCACAAATCTTATTACAACAAGAAAAAGTTGGTTAACGGACAAATAGTCTATTATGTCTATTACTTACCAGAACATCATTATGTTGGTATGACTAACAATATAAATGCTCGTATCTATCAACACGGTCAAATACATAATCGCATTACCGAAGGATACGAGATTGTAGGAGTCTATGATACTGCTATAGAAGCTCATTATGTTGAGACATCACTTCACTTAATGGGATACAAAGGTTTTAGAGGATTCTAATTTTTTTATCTCTTTGTTGTATGTAAATAATTTTGTTTATATTAGCACTATTGTTAACCAAAACACTTATTACAATGCATACAGTTTATCAAGTATCAGTAGGAGGAATCATTGAATTAGAAACCTTAGATTATCAAGAGGCAAAAAACAGAATGAACCTATTAAACACTATGGGTTACGAATACAAGTTTACCTCAAGAGGTAGAGATGAATCCGAGTATTAAAAACAAGCCCCTCTTCGGAGGGGTTTATATTTTTTCATTACATTCGTAACAAATCAAAACATTTACAAAGTGGATAAAACACCAGAACAACTACAGGAGATATTTGAGTTCTATTCTCAATGGTTATTAACAGATGCAGAAAACCCTCAAGAACTTATAGAGTGGTTATGCGACAACCTTAAACCAAAAGCATTAGAAACCATAGTGCGTACATACGAATCCAATAACAATTAATCCTATGTCATCATTCAAAGACCAATACTTAGACCTGTGTGAAGCAAGAGTTGAAGCTCTTGAGACAGAACTCAATCTCCTAAAGAACTTCATCATTAGAGATTTCTCTCGTAGGGATATAGATGCTGATAGTGTATTAGCAATGTTTAACGCTTACAAGAAAGCCCTTAATGAAACACAAACCGAGATATAGTGTATCCGAGTATCCAGAAACATATGAAATCAACGAAATCACCAAGCAAGACCACTTTTACCTACACTTTGGATTCTACGATGACCGAAAGGTCTGGGGAGCAAGAAGTGAGTCAAGACTCGCCAAGTACCACCAACAAGAAATTGACACCTCCTTACTATCAAGGAAAGTATAAAGGACTTCAAGCCTTTGATGTGTGTATGGACTTTGCAAGAGATTCATATAACATTGGTGTAGCTATCGCCTACCTACTTAGAGCAGGTAAGAAACCTAACAATCCTATAGTTAATGATTTGCTGAAAGCTATAGACCACATAGAAAAGGAACTTGAATACATAGGTTATGATATTGAAAGAGCTGAGTCTACACTTGACACTACCGAAGACAGTTAGTCTTAATACGCTATACGCAGGTAAGCATTGGACATTTAGAAAGAAGAAGAAAGATGAGTATAAAAAAATCATTGAAAAAGAATTGGCTCGTTATGACCACCATATTGCAAAGGGTATGTCTATCTATATTAGGTACAATGCTCGTACCGATGTGGACAATAATGTACTTGTGTCAAAATTTGTTGCTGATACTCTCGTTGCTAACGGATGGATTGCTGATGACTCTCCTAAACATTATAACAGGCTCACTATCGTTTTTGACTCTACGGTTGAAAAGAATTATTGTGAAGTTGAAATTAGACTAAGAGATGCTTATGAAAGAGATTTTAATAGCTTGTGAGGAATCTCAAGCAATAACAAAAGCCTTTAGAAAATTAGGTTACAATGCTTATAGTTGTGATTTACTTCCTTGTTCTGGGGGACATCCTGATTGGCATATTCAAGGGGATGCATTCCAAGAAGCATATAGCGGTAAATATGATATGATGATTGCTCACCCACCTTGTACTTACCTAGCGGTTAGCGGTGCGAGATGGTTATATAATAAAGATGGTTCAAGAAATGAAGAGCGATGGCAAAACCAAGCAGAGGCTTTAGATTTTGTTCGTGACCTAATGACTGCACCTATTAAACATATCGCAATAGAGAATCCTATTAGTGTTATCTCATCACAAATTAGAAAGCCCGACCAAATTGTTCACCCATATATGTTTGGGGACAAGGCAAGTAAGTCTACTTGCTTATGGCTAAAGAACCTTCCTAAATTAACTCCTACTGATATTGTAGAGAAAGGAGAGTTTATTGAATGGATAGGCAAGAATGGTAAGAAGAAACGCCAAGCTAAATGGTATTTAGATGCCCTTGCAAAAGCAAAGAGTCCAGAAGAAAGAAGAACACTAAGAAGCAAAACCTTTCAGGGAATGGCAGATGCTATTGCTGAACAATGGTCTTGTGTACTATAAACATTTTTATTAACTTTGAACTATTAACTAAATTAAATAGATATGACTAAAGCATCAGTCGTTAAGGACATCAAGTCCGCAGGTCAGCCCTACGAAGGGCAGTACGGAACTCTATATGGGTTCTATGTAACATTTGAGAACGGAGACAATGGGAAGTACAATTCCAAGTCCGAGCATCAAACAAAGTTTGTAGTAGGTGAAGAGGCTACTTACGAATACATTGGTAGAGAGTATCAAGGTAAAACCTACTACACGGTTAAGCCTGTAAACCCTCAGTTTGCAAATGTAACACCATCTTCTAATGGTAGTGCATCTGTTAAGACTAATTCATCTAAGGATGAGATAATTATTAGACAAACGGCATTAAAAGCAGCAGCGGAGTTAGGTGGTACACCTCAACAAGTTATTGCGAATGCACAGACCTTTGCTGATTGGGTGATGAAGAAAGCGGAACTTCAAACATCTCAAGAGCAACACTTTGCAGGAAGGCAGGAAGCCCAACCAAAAGCAGAACCACAACCTGTGGATGCTGAAGGTTTGCCATTCTAAAAAGATACCTATATTTGAAGGGGGCGCATTGCGCTCCCTTTTTAACTCTTGAAAACACTATGTCAAAAATATCTTATGCCGATGTGTTCGGTAAACTTGATGATGTCCGAATGGGCAAGGTTGAAGAAGGCATCAAGTTCGGTCAATGGAATCTTGACCAATACCTAAGATTCAAACGAGGAAACTTTAATGTAGTTCTGGGACACGCTAATGTGGGGAAGACTTCAGTCACCTTATATCTAATGTTGTTACAAGCAATAAGAAATGATTTGAGGTGGTTGGTGTTTAGTTCCGAGAACACACCTGTATCTCTCATTAAAAAGGTTAGCGAGTTCTTCTTGGGTAAGCCTATAAACCAAATAGAAGAAGATGAGTTTATGATGGCTCAAGACCTTATCCAAAGATACTTTGTTATTATTGATACTGATAAGAAGATGTACACCTATGCAGAGTTGTTAGAGGAGGCTACAGATATCTACCACGAAGAAGGCTTTGATGGTTTTATGATTGACCCTTACAACTCGCTATCAAAGGACAAGGAGATGTACAAAACACTTGGAGGTCACGAGTACGATTATGAGGTGGCTACCCACTTTAGGAATTGGGCAAAGCAACACAATGTAAGTATATGGCTATGCGCTCACGCAGTTACTTCTGCCTTGCGTATGAAACACCCACAAGGACACGAGTATGCAGGTATGCCTATACCAC